GAACTGGCCTTCTGATGCATATATTGTGACTTATAAAATTGATGATGGAGTTCGTTATGATCTTGTGAGATGTCATGGTAAGGTTAACATCTTTGACATGTACTATGATAAGTTTGGGCCAGGATCTGTTGTCAACATTGAATATGGGCCTGGAGTTGTAAGTCCAAGGACATGGGGGGCTCCAACACCAAACAAACCTAAGAAGAGAGTGAGGAGAGGATAATGAGTGACGAAATTAGGAATCAAATTAACGATATTATTGAGGGAGAAATTCAACTTGGAATCAACGACTATCTGGAAGAGAAACAAGAAAAAGAAAAACATCAGGGAATGGGTTTTGTCACTTCAGAAGAAGCAAAAAACTTAAAGGTAAAGATATCTAATGCTGAGATAGATAAAATTATGAAGGAATATAAAAAGATTAAGAAGAGAGAAAAATCAAATCTATCTCAAGTAAAAAAACTAGGACTAGTCGATAAACATGGGAGGCCACTCTGATGGATAAAGAAAAGTTAAAGGTTATGATAAAGGACTTGAAAAATGTTGTAAATGCGTTAGAATGTGAAATATACTCTGATACAGAGTCATATTCTCCGAATTTAAATTATGAGGAGATTGTCAATCACATTACAGACTATGATGAGATCTTTGAGGATGATGACGGATAATAGTGAAGATCCTCGTTACACAGAAGAAAAATTATTGTTAAGAGCATCGTGTTTTCGATCTCTTTTACATCACTTAGAAGAACACACTAGAGTAGTATATGAATTTGCTACTGTATGGTGTGAAGAACATACGACAATAGATAATATTGAACAAGGATTTCAAGATTATTTAAGATCATATGTAGAAAAAGCTTATGGAAAAAGTTAAAGTAGTATCAGTCACACCTGATGCAGAAAAAACAATGGCGTACATCGCTAGAGTATCAAACCCAGCAAACCAAGAGAATGATAATTTTTCTGGATTGTTGAAGTATTGTATTCAACATGAACATTGGTCTGTCTTTGAACAGTCATCAATGACTCTGGAGATAGAAACTACTCGTGCGATTGCAGCACAGATACTGAGACATCGTTCCTTTACATTTCAAGAGTTCTCTCAAAGATATGCAAAGAGTAATGAACTTGGTAAGATAGAATTACCACAACTTCGTAGACAGGATAAAAAGAATCGTCAAAATAGTATTGATGATTTAGATCCTTTTGTTCAACAGAAGTTAGAAGCACAGATGATAACTCTCTTTAGTTCTTGCCAATCATTGTATAATCAAATGATTGAGGAAGGAGTTGCAAAAGAATGTGCTCGAATGGTTCTACCATTATGCACTCCAACAAGAATCTATATGACAGGTTCTTGCCGTTCTTGGATACATTATATTAATCTAAGATCATCACACGGAACACAAAAAGAACATATGGATATTGCAAATGAATGTCGAAAGGTATTCATTGATCAATTCCCTGTCGTTTCTGAAGCCCTTGATTGGGTCTAAATAATATTACAAAACGTAAAACTTATGCCCACATACCCTGTTATTAACAAAGAAACTGGTGAGAAGAAAGAACTATCCATGAGTATGATTAAGTATGATGAATGGAGAAAGGAAAATCCTAATTGGGATAAAGATTGGTCTGAAGGATGTGCTGGAATTGGAGAGGTTGGTGAGTGGAAAGACAAACTAATCACTAAAAATCCTGGCTGGAATGATGTACTACACAAGGCATCCAAATCCCCTGGCTCTAGAGTTTCTAAAATTAACAAGTAATGGCAAGAAAAAAAGATTCTCCTATCGGTGTAGGAATGACGGCTAAACAGATGAAGAGAAAAAGACCTATCAATGCTGATCTTCTAAACAAGATCGAACCTATCACAGACAATCAAAAGATTCTCTTTGACAATTACAAAGAGGGTAAAAACATTTTTGCTTATGGTGCTGCTGGAACAGGTAAAACTTTCGTTGCATTATATCTTGCATTGAAAGATATTCTAGATCAACACACACCTTATAATCAACTTTACATTGTAAGATCTCTAGTCTCTACAAGAGAGATTGGATTTTTGCCTGGCGATCATGAAGACAAGTCTTTCTTGTATCAGATACCATATAAAAACATGGTTAAGTATATGTTTCAGATGCCATCTGATGCAGACTTTGAAATGTTATATGGTAATTTAAAACAACAGGACACAATTAAATTCTGGAGTACATCATTCATTCGTGGAACAACAATCGATCAAGCAATTGTGTTAGTTGATGAATCACAGAACTTGAATTTTCATGAATTAGATAGTATAATAACAAGAGTAGGAGAGGATGCTAAAATCATTTTCTGTGGTGATGCAAGTCAAACAGACTTACAAAAAACTAATGAGAAGAATGGCATTCTTGACTTCATGAAGATTATCGAACAGATGCCTGAACTATTTGCAATGATTGAATTTGATGTCAATGACATTGTTCGTTCTGGACTTGTGAGAGATTATCTTGTTAAAAAAATGGCTATGGGTATGTAATGTTCGTAATTGAAAATCACTTAGGTGAACTAGAACTTGAGGCAAAACAGACTGATGGACTCCGCCTATATAAGTTACCTAATGAAGATTGGGTTCCTTCTATCACCTCTGTGACAAGTTTCTATAATCGAGAGGTGTTTCGTAAATGGAGAGAAAGAGTCGGGAATGAAGAAGCAGATCGTGTCACAAAAGAGGCAACTCGCCGTGGCACAGACTTTCATGAGGCTGCACAAGCCTATCTTGAGAATAAGGAGTTAGTTTGGGATGATTACCAACCACTGACTCAGTTCATGTTTCACAGTGCGAAGTCAAGTCTTGATAAGATTGGAAAGATACACGCAATAGAACGCACACTTTATTCTGAATATCTTGGTCTGGCAGGAAGAGTCGATTGTATCGCCGAATACGAAGGCGAACTTGCTGTTATTGATTTTAAGACCTCGAAAAAAATTAAACCAGAAAAATGGATTGAACAATACTTTGTTCAAGAGGTTGCATATGCCTGTATGTATTATGAACTGACTGGAATTCCTATCCAAAAACTTATCACAATCATGGTCACACCGAATGGTGAGATTAAGGTTTATGATAAAAGAAACAAAGGTGATTACATTAAATTATTGGTCAAATATGTTAAAGAATTTATCAAAAACCGAATGGTGGCTAATGGGTGACATCAACAAAGCACTTAAAGAAAAGTTTCTCTGTTCAGCACAGTTTGCACAGGACATAGAGGCTATTGTCAAAGATGACAATTTAGGTTATATTGATGCTATCGTAGCTTATTGTGAAAAAAATGCCATTGACGTTGAATCCGTACCCAAACTCATTTCAAAACCTCTTAAGGAGAAGTTGAAATGGGAAGCAACAGAATTGAACTATCTAAAACGTACCTCAAGAGCAAAACTGCCCTTATGACTGGTTTTGATTGCTACAGAACATACTTAGCATTCAAGAACCATTTTACGAAAGATAACTTTGATTATTTTAAATATGGTGGCAAAACAAATGCAACCACCACATCATTTAATAAGAGAAAGGACAAATATTTTTTTGAAAAGATGTCTCGTCAAAAGAAAGACGAAGATATTGTAGATTACTTTACTGCAATTTTCTCACAGTGCGATGACCCACAGAAGATGTGGATTGGAGAGATTATAGAAACTGGTGAGAATAAATATAACGACTGGCTTAAAAAGATACAGAGTATGAACTATCTTTTTAAACAGGAGATGACAAACCTTTGTGATGATAATGAATTCAATTCTTTATTTGAATGTATGAATGGAAGGCATCCAATAATTATAAAGGAACATCTAAAGAAGAATATCACAGTCGAAACGTTAGTGATACTCGAAGGGTTGTTGGGATATAAAAAAGATTTTGATTCAAAACTTGATGATTTTGTGTGGAAAACCGTTAGTCTAAAGCTTGACAAGTACAAACCATTCTTGTTAAATAATATTAACCTTAAAAAATATAAACAAACCCTCAAGGAGATAGTTGTTAAATGAACGATTTTTTTGATTCTGAAATGGTCAGAGAAAGTCTAGAAGATATTAAAAATCTTCAAGATATTATTACCGATGGTATATTAGAGTCTGCATTTTCTGCTGGTCTTGGCTATGAAGATGAGGATGAAGAACGTGAACAACTTGATTTGGTTGAAGAATTATTAGAGAAACAACAGTTAATGTATGTCAGATGCAAACTCTCAGGAGACGAGGATGCCTTGATGGTTGCAGAGAATATGAGAGAGTCTTTAAGAAAGATGGGTATGACAAGAGGTACAACTGTAGAACAGATGTTTGAGAATATGAAGGGTACAATTCG